TCGGCAACAAGGCCATTGCTGGAAATAGCTTCAGGAGCATCATCTTCGTTAGCTGGTCGCCAGTGTACAAACTGAGGGGCAATTTCTCCTACTTCCTCGGCAATCAATCCGTAGAACCCCCAGTCACGCCTGTCATTTTCGCATTGCGACCTGTACCACACAGGGCGCATCCTGAAAATGACATCGGCGTGCTCTGAATCTATCGTCTCTACTGAATGTTTATAGCGGATAGACGATGTGGACCGCAGTACAGACGAAATTGCAGGGTCAGGATTAAGATAAAGGTTTGCCGCCGCAGTAGTCGTGCCCAACCCCCATAAATAAAACGCTTCGCGGCCAGTCAGCGGGTAAAAATCACCGCCATAACGACCGCTTTCCAGATCGTTCGCTTCCACTTTGTTTTTCAGCTTATTATCAACTTCAGTTTTTGTGTATCTGGTGCTGATATCCTGCTTTGCACTGGTCATATCAATCTGAAGCGTTGATACTTTTCCGTTAATTGAGGAAATATCTTCCTTAGTTTTACTGACATCTCCCTTTAGCGTGGTGATATCTCCAGGAATTACTGTCGATGTAGCCATTTGTCTCCCTCACATCCAGCCACGAAGTTGATGCTCAACAACAACCGCGTATTCATCGAATATTGACGGTGTTTTCACATCATTAATGATGCGCACGTTTACAAAATATCCGTCTTCCTTAACACATACCGGCTCGCCATCTTCAGTAATTTCCCCGGTTTCTTTGTACACGTTACCTATCACATCAATGAGAACATTGTTCTGCATCACCTCGTCATCGTCATAACCAATGCTATCCATAAAGGCCGAAAAGTCGGCCTTGTCTGTGAATTTGATAATTAAGTCTCGCATTATATTACCTCTCCCATTTGTGCATCGGTTAATTCTTTATGCCATATACGAAAATTACGAATGTGACCGAAAAGATGACGTAGACCGCTATTAGTCTGTCCCCCAATCCTGAAGAAATAACCAGATTTAACACCGACATGATCCGTGGTTTTAGGAGTCCCATGCTGGGCATTGCTAACGAAATGCACATTACCAGATTCATTTAAAACAAATCCAAGAACAGATTTTTGTTCAAATAATACTGGCGATACGGCGGCTACTGTACTACCGTTTTTATTGTGCATCGTAACACCAGGAAATAATGTTGAACTAATAGCAACACTTATATATTGACCCGGAGTTGTGCTCCCACCACTGGTATCAAAAATTCGTGGTGCTGCATTTGGCGTTTCGTTCCAGTTTGTATGAACTTCAGCTAGAAATGTTAAAGGTGGTGTACCGATATTGTTATTTGTTGGTATATTCACCATATCACTGGCTCTTGTGACTGGCGTTGCCTCAGTAATAATAAACGAAGAAGCGCACGAACCGCCTTCGACCTGAGGAGTTGCAACATAAATATAATCATCTGCACCAGTGCTTCCCCCTTTTGGTGGTGCATATTGCACCATCGCACCGATCATATTTTCTGTATCAAGTGCCTTAATTGTTGCCTCAAAGAAAATCCATTTGCTTGCTTCATTTTTAACAGCCCTTGCAGTAATACGACTTGCAGCGCCGCCAGTTTTATCAATCGATAAATCTGTCATATTTAAGTAAGCATCACCCAGGAATTTGTAGGTAGATCCATCATATTCTTCAAATCGTAATCGACATCTTAAATTTGGAGTCCCACTTTGTACCCTGCATGAGATAGTTACATACTTTTCATCGCCGGTAACATCATATCCTTTGCTTCCAGATACTGTGACAATAGAAATGGCTGAGGTTTGCCCCACCATTTCTGGTTTTAATGTGAATTTTGCGTACTGGAAACCAAAATCATCTACACCTGATGTATTTAAAATCATATTTGATGACTTGTTCCACTTTGATGGATTTGTGCTGTTTATTAACAGGTTTGTACGCTGCCCTTCAATCAGCAATCCATACTTTTCAAAGCGAGGTTCATCGATTGCAGCCTCTGTCAGCACACCAGATTTATTAATGTAAGTTGCTTTTGATGCGCGTTTAAACTTTACAATCTTGTCGCCAGGCATTGTTATTTCATCATCACCAATAACAATCTTTTTATATGATGGCGAAAAGCCCGTAATCATATCCAGTGAATCGTTAAACGGTATCCACACATCAGGAAGCGGCTGTAAGACATATTTATACGGCTCTGCTGCCTGGCTTGCGTACTCCCTGGCTGCGTCTTCACTTGCTTTTGCAGCCGTCTGGCTTGCAGCTGATGCTTTCGCCGAGTTAGCAGCCGCAGTCTCGCTCGCCTTTGCGTTGGTTTCACTGGTTTTTGCAGCTTTTTGACTGTTGGCTGATGCAATGGCAGAAGCAGCCGCCGCGCTTGCAGAACCAGCTGCAGCACTCTCGCTTTGGGCTGCTGCATCCTGACTGTTTTTCGCCGCAGTTTCGCTGGTTTTGGCATTCGTTTCGCTGGTCTTCGCTGCCGTCTGGCTGGACTTTGCGTTGGTTTCGCTCGCCTTCGCAGCTTTCTGGCTGTTAGCCGCAGCAGTTGCTGATCCAGCTGCTGAAGTCGCAGAACCGGCTGCCGCGCTCTCGCTTTGGGCTGCTGCAACCTGGCTGTTTTTTGCCGCAGTTTCACTGGCTTTGGCATTCGTTTCGCTGGTTTTCGCTGCCGTCTGGCTGGACTTTGCGTTGGTTTCGCTCGTCTTTGCGGCTGTCTCGCTATTTTTCGCGTTGGTTTCTGATTTTTTGGCTGCTGTCGCGGAGTTTGCCGATGCAGTCTTTGAGGTCGCTGCCGCCTGTGCACTATTAGCTGCATTCGTTTCTGAGGTTTTCGCCGCGTTCTTTGATGATGCCGCTGCAGTTTCGGATTTCTTTGCCGCCGCTGCGCTCTGAGAGGCGGCTTCGGCGTTGCGTGCCACTTCTTCCACCATTGCCTCAAAACGACGCAATGCCTCCGGCATGACATCATCTTCCGTCATGGCACCGAGAAAATCATTCAGCGTACCTGGTCTGGAGCCTTCATAGACGGTAATGGTCCCGGCATGTGAAGGCGGAAAACCTTCAACCAGCAGGATGACGCTGTACTGGCCATACTCAACATCCATGCTGTAACGCCCGGCTTCATCCGGATTTTCAGAGGCCACCGTGTTCACCAGTACCGTGGTGCTGTTACGCTTTGCCTTCAGTTGAATAGTGCAGTTCTGTATTGGTTTTCCCGCACCATCTTTCAGCACACCTGAGATTTTTACTGCTGCCATATCCACTCCACAAAAAAGCCCGCCTGAACCGGCGGGCTGTCATAACACTGTGTTACCTGGCTAATCAGAATTTATAACCGACACCCACGATGAAACCGTCAGTGCGCCAGTCACCACTGCCGGAGCCTTCATAAGCAATATCAATGGCCACGGATTCGGTCGGGTTAAACTGCACGCCAGCCCCCCACGCCAGAGACGTGTTGCTGTGGCGACCGTCATCACTTCCGGTCAGCACATCGTGCGTTTTCCCCTTGCTGTCAGTTACGCGGAGATAATCCCCGGAAAAAGTCGAAACACGGCTGTAAGCCACACCTGCCATCGCATAAGCACTGAACCATTCATTCACGCGTACAGACGGCCCCGCCATCATGCTGAACCAGCGGTTACGCACTGAATCTTCATGCCAGCGGGTATCGCTGTAATGCGTTTTTTGCTCATCTTTGGCATTGGCATAACTGAATGACGTCACCAGCCCCAGCGTGTCCGTAAATTCATAACGGTATTTCACGTTAATGCCCTTCAGGTCATCGTTGCCGGGCATATCAGTATGGGTCTGAAGATACCCGGCGCTTAGTGTGGACTGATGCTCTGCTGCGCTCGCTGGCGTACCAGCGGCGACCAGCCAGACTACTGTGGACAGAATAACAGCACATAATTTACGCATAATTACCTCTCGCTTTTCTGCAATAAAAAAGGCGCCATTTCTGGCGCCCGTATCTGGGTTATAAAATTCAGCTAATCGTGATGCCTGCAGTGGCTTTCTTCATCACAACAACCAGCAAATCGCTGATACTTGCTGTGGGATACCAGCCATTTACCCACCATGCTGATACAGAAAACTCCAGTGTCATTACGCCACTGCCTGCAGGCATATCAATAACACCCGTGTAAATCAGAGTATTATCCAGAGCCGTTCGGTTATAAATTTCAGCCCCGTTTTTCTTCACTATCAGGCGGCATGACGAATAAGTATCGCTATTCTCCCGTTCATGTCTGGCACCGCTGAAAGCCACCGCTGGAATAACAATTTGCCGGTCAAACGGCTGATCGTCATAAACCCTGACGGTAATGGTCCCTGATGGCCACCGCTCCGGTGCACGGGAGTCCCGGGGGAAAGCTTTGCCCACTGTTTTAACGAGATCGCCTTCAATCTGGTTCGCGGACAGTTTTCCCAGAACCCGACAGTTCTCGTTAATCGTGACGTTGTTGAGCGTCCCGGAGTTCGCATTCACGCTACCGCTGATATCGGCATTTTTCGCCGTCAGCCGCCCGTCCGGTGTCAGGGAAAATGCCGGAGGATTACCGCCGCTGGTAATGGTGGGAGCCGTCAGATATTTCAGGAACACTTCGTTCATGAATATCTGATCGCCCTGACCAACAAACATCGGCTTTGTGTTGCCATTCGCAGGATTAACCATCGCAATCCTGTCCGCCGCCAGCAGCACCTGACTCTGCATGCCGTCAGGGGTGTTCTCAATACCGGCACCAATACCCGCGATATAAAGGCGTCCGTCCTGCATCTGCTGCAGCTTCACAGCCCACATGCTGTTCAGGTTATTATTTGTATCAACCTGAACCTTCTGTATCTGCTGAATTGCCGCACTCTGGTCTTCCAGTTTCTTATTGACGGTCTGCGTGATTTCATTGCTGACATCCGTAATGGACGTCCTGATTTCAGCCAGGTCAGGCGCAAGCTGACCGTTATCAATCTGCGTCCACAGCTCCTGAGCCAGATGGCTTTTCCCTATCTCGCCTTTGAAAAAATCCAGATAGCCGGATGCATCATCACTCGGCTGGCCAACAGCCTCCACAAATGCCGATTTGCCAACGGTGTTCACACTGCGGATGTAAAAATAATAATCATGGCCCGGTTTGATATTGATACTGGCAGCTATCCAGTACAGCGCCGTGCCAAGATAGCGGGCTGTGGTTTCAACCTGCCTGATATCCGCAATCCGCTTTTCCGAGAACCAGAACTCAAACTGTACCGTCGGATCATAAACGGCAAGATGGGGCGTGGCGGTTATCTGAAAATAGCCCGGCGTCAGCTCAATCCGCGACGGCGCTGCCGGTGCGGCAATCCGGAACGATACCGATGCCGGATCGCCCTGCTGCCCCCAGGCATTTGCCGCCCGGACTGTCAGCCTGTAGTTCCCTGGCGCCAGTTGCGTGAAGCGGTATGTGGTTTCCGTCGTCCGGGCCGTGCTGACCAGCCGCTCACTGCCGTCATCCGCTGCCACGGTCAGGCGAAGCAGGAAGCTCACGCCCTTCACCACCTTCGGTGTGTCCCATCGCGCCAGCACCTGATATTCCCCGCTGTCTGCAGTGACTTCTGCGGTCAGGTGCTGCACCGCTGGCGGCGTGACACCATTCACCGTGCCACTCTGTTCGCCGTCAAAGTGCGCCCCGTTATCCACGATGGCCTCTTTTTCCGGCACATGCTGCACGGCGGTGATGGCATACGTGCCGTCGTCGTTCTCACGGATACTCACGCAGCGGAACAGTCGCTGGCGCAGCGTCGGCAGCTTCAGCCCCCATACGCTGTATTCAGCAACACCGTCAGGAACACGGCTCACTTTTACCTTCACGCCGTCGGTGACGGACTGAACCTCCACGCTGACCGGATTGCCACTTCCGTCAACCAGGCTTATCAGCGTGGTACCGGAGGATGGCAGCGTGATTTCACGGTCGAGCGTCAGCGTCCGGGTCTGGCTGTTCACCGCCAGCACGCGACCACCGGTGCTGATACCGGCATAGTCATCATCGCAGATTTCAATAACATCGCCCGGCACATGGCGAAGCCCTTCTGCGCCCACGCTGAAATCCACGGTCTGCGTTTCCAGCAGTTCCGTTTTAATCAGCCACAGCCCGGCGCGGTGTGCCTGCCCCCGGCTGGTACAGCCAAAGGCATCCATCTTCGTGACGTTACGACCGTAACGGGCAATGGCCTGCGTGTCCTCCACAAGCTCTGTCGCCGTCTCCCAGCCGTTATTCGGGTCAATCCAGTTCACCTCAACGGCATTATGGCGGTCCTTCAGGGCGCTGAAGCTGTAGCGGAACGGCGCGCCATCATCCGGCATCACCACATTACTGCGGTTATAGGTCCACACCTTATCCGACTGTCGGTCCTGCACGAACGTCAGCGTCTGCCCGTTCCATACCGGCATACAGCGCATCGCCGAGCAGAAATCACTGAGCACATCCCACGCCTTGCGCTGTGTGGTCAGGTACGCATTACAGGTGATGCGCGGCTCCGTGCCGCCAAAGCCGTCCGGCACTGACTGGTCGCAGTACTGGCCGATGACATACAGCGCCCATTTGTCCACATCCGCCGCACCAAGACGTTTCCCCATGCCGTAGCGCGGGTGGGTCAGCATATCCCACAGACACCAGGCCATGTTGTTGCTGTATGCCGGTTTTAACGTTCCGTCCCAGATACCGCTGTATTGTCGCGTCTGCGGGTTATAGTTCGACGGCACCTGCAGAATGCGCCCGCGAAGATGATAATTACGGCTCACCTGCTGGCTGCCGAACTGCTCCGAATCCACCTGCACGCCGACCAGTGCCGTGTTCGGGTAGCACTGTTTCACATCGATGATTTCGGTGTATGACGACCAGAGCGTTTTGTTCTGCAGCTGGTCTGTGGTGCTGTCCGGCGTCATCCTGCGCATCCGGATATTGAACGGGCGCGGCGGCAGGTTATCCACCACCACCGAGGCCAGATACTGCGAGGTGGTTTTGCCCTTAATGGTGATGTCTTTTTCCGTCACCCAGCCACCGTTACGCTGTATCTGAACCAGCAGGCGGACTTCCGACGGATTCCTGTCTCCCTTTGAGGTGGTTTCCACCAGTGCCTGTACACCGAAGGTAAAGCGCAGACGGTCGATGTTTGCCGACGTGATGGTCCGGGTG